CTTTGTTTGAGACATTATAACTTTTAGTTTGTGTTTTTATAACAACGTCAGTATAAGGCTCTGATCCTGATGAAGTTCTACCAGTATGTTTTTGAGCACCAATCACACCTTTAATTTGTTTACCGTTTGCACCAACTAAAGTTATTGGTTCATTACCATTAGTTTTAAATGATCTATTGATGGCGTCTATAACACCCTTTTCTTGACGTTCGGATGATATCCCGGCCATATTATCCTCCGAATTTTTTCATATGGCCTTCAATAAACTCAGGAGGAATCGGTTTCTTAAACCTAACCTCCGTAGCCATATAATATTCGGAATCGGCGACCTCAGGATTCTTAGCTACCCATTTGTAATATTCATTGCGATCCATCATGCGCTTTTTGGCATCGCCCATATTGCCGCGCAGGTCCGCATCCATATTACGTTCGGCCCAGTCCGCAGGTATTTTTAATTTTAAAACTGAGCGTTCGCTATGAGGAGTCGTGGTAGCTTTAGCATTGACGCCTCTAAAATGCGCTTCACCCCCACCACCAGACATGGATGCATAACCATGTGCGGTGTGAGGGTCTGGTGTTGTTGAATACATTCCAGTGGATGGATCTGGTTTATTGATACCAGACTTCATCATTGATGCTACGTTGCGATCATGCGTGCCGTGATATAGAATATAGTGATCACCTTCACGCCACCACCCACGACGCTTCGCTTTGTCGAAAGGAAGTCTCTTAGACTCCGTTTGCTCAAACAACCATCTTTTGAATGACATGGCTACCTCTTTACATGATAGCCATATTTATGAAACTATAAGCTTACCTTCAACCATAGTAAGATTAACTAATTTTCTAGTATTAGTTTTGATGTAATCTCGACCACCGTCAATGAATACAGAGCCATCTCTGCTTTTCCGATAGTCATGTCTATATCCGCTTACGATAATCTCACCATCATCTGCAACTGCTCCTGCGATTGGACCAGAAAAAGCTGAGGTGGCATCACAGATATATGCATGTCCCTCTGGTCCCAAATAAATTCCAAAGTAATGTTTGTGTGATGCATCTCTCAAAATAGGCTGGTAGAAAACCTCAACAGGATGTAGACTCCAATCTCCTGTTTTGTCTTTGATAGACCATGCACCAACATATTTGGCTTCATAAAGTCTTTCAACAGATTCTATTTTTAGACTATCATAGAAAGCTGTGGGTATGCTAACTTCTTGACTCATTGTGTCAGCCTATAACAGAAGAAACCATTTCTTGCACCAGTAGGTCGATCTAGACCACCTGCATTACCTATATTGGCCCATGTATTGCATTCCTCATATGAGGAAGCAAGCAATATTGATACCTTAGGACCTTCGTCCGTGGTGAATACTAGGCTCACCACTACCAATAACCACATCATCTTCTAGACCTCCAAATGTATTGTTCATTGCCAGTTATCTGAGCCCATTTGTTCAATAGAGGCGTTTCCATTTCGTAGGCCTCTTTCTCCCAAGGATGATCCTCATAGCTAACCTTATTAGAATCTACTCGTTGACCTTTCCAGGTTACAAGATCGATATTCTGTACATGATCATACATTTCGCTTCTAGCAAATTGCTTTACATGCACCAACTCGTGGGCTAGAGTCTTGAGTGTTCTCTTGCGGTTTGGACCAGCATAGAGTCTAATCAAAAACTCTCTTGGACGTTTGTTATCATCTATCCATTCACAGTCGCCCAATACACCCTCTTCTTTAAAGAGGTCTTTGACCAGCTTGACCTTGATGGTCAAAGTCTCTGAAAGTCTAGGACCTACCAGATCGGCTACCATCCATCTGGTAGCCCCACGGATGAGGTCCCTATAGACTTTGTCCCTACCATAGACCGCTATGCGCGGACCTGATCTTGCCATGGACACCTCTCATCATGGGTTAATAGTACCAGGATGACCGCTCAATGTCAATGGCGAAGTAGGGTCAGAAGTATATATTAACGACGAGCCCGCGGAGTTTTTGGTTGCCATATAGTCTTAGGTGGTTCGACATCTATGGCCTCTTTCTTAGCACGCTTTTCTTTGCGTTCATCTCGCCAGTCATTTTCTTTACGATCCGTGAACCCGTAATCATCTTCATAATCATCCGGATCAAACTTGCGACTCTTACCCATTTTACACCTTTAAACCTGAGAAGTCCTTCCGACCCATTTTCTTTGTTCTCCAACCCATAGTCTCTTCCTCATCACGGCGTTGACCAAATGCGGTCTTATCCATGACAGGTCTGTCCTCCATGATATCTGACTGGGCCGATTGCTCGACATCATAGAGGCGCATCTTCTCCCGGTCGACACCGATAACAAATCTACGATGCACGGCCGGGTCACTATATCTATTCTTTAGCTGTTTTACCATGAACTGACTTAGCTCTTGTAGCTCCTCAGTAGAGATAAGTGCAATCATGAAATCAGCAGTCGCAGGTAGACCGAATGATTCTGATGTATCAGTCAAGTCAACATCAGAGCTGGAGTAACCAGATCGAGTGGTTTGTGTCGCTGATACGATTGGAACATTGCGCTCAACTGCAAGACCTCTTAGCTCCTCTGCTATAGCCTTAATATAGGTATAGCTATTTACATTAGAACCAGTCTTGATACGAGCAGACATACAAATATTCAGATAGTCAATATAGATGATATCTGGTACGAATGACCGCTTCAGGTTTAATTCATTGAGTAGATGACGGAAATGACCAGCATGTGCTGAAGCTGTCGGATATTCTTTGATGATGAGCTTGCCAGTAGTCTTTGATCGAATACCTGCAATCTTCTTTTCATATAGGTCTTTAGGCAAAGATTGTAAATCTGGAATCGGTACATTCAGCAGGTTAGCATCAATACGTTCCGCGATCTTTTCTTCAGCCATTTCCATTGTGATGTATAGAACATTCTTACCCATCATCAAATTAGCTGCGGCCATATGACACATTGCTAGAGATTTACCAACACCAGTGCCCGCCAAAATAATATTCAGCGACTTGCGTGATAGACCGCCTCTAGTAATCTTGTTCATGTATTCTAGATCGAACGGAACCTTTTCTTCTACGCGATGATAGAAGTCATATCGACCTTGATAGTCATCGATCAGGTCATGGCCGATATGTGTGTCAAAGGATACACCAAGTGCATCGGTGAGTATCTGAGGGATTGATCCCTTACTGCGATCTTTATCTTTACCATCAAGGATAGTGATGCTATCCATGATTGCATTATAGATGGCTCGCTCTTGACAAAATTTCTCAGTAGAGTCAAGTAACCAGGTCTTATCGACGGGCTCTGGTCGAGTAAGCCCATCGATAACTTGCATAACAGACTGATGTTCCTTCTCACCCAAACCCTTGGTGCCTTCTATCTCGATGGATAGGGCCTCACGGGTAGGAAGAGAATTATATTTCTCCATGAACTCTGAAATGCGAGAATATACTAGCTTTTCAGAGACATCAGAGAAATATTTTTCGCTTACAAAAGGTAATACCTTTCGTGCAAAATCATCATCATGTAGTAGGTGCCGAAGCACCGTCGTTTCGATTCGCATTCATTTCCGCCGTTGTTTCAATTATATGATATAGTATTGATGCTATGGTACGTTCGAAGTCTTGTTTATCCTTAGCGATATCTGCATCGTCAAATACTGTATAGGTGAACCTGACGACTGCATTATCTTCATCATCAAGCGATTCACCTACCTTGACGGTATCGAAACGAAATACCGTCCCTTTGAACTTACCAGACTCAATACCAAAGCACATGTGGTCTTTCACTTCAGCGTGATCGACCACTGTATACTCAGCTAGCGGTCTCGTTGGCACTTTCTTCTTCGTCATGTTCTACCTCACTTGTTTCACCTTGTCCGTATTTAAACTCTTTGGCCGCAACCACATCAATACGATCTAGCAAATCTTTTGTAAAGAACCGTTCGGGGTCTTGCTCAATCTGCTTCGCATAATATTTACCACCATCAGGCATTTCAAAACGATTCGCGATCTTCTTGATTATACCATATTTCTCAGCCAAGTCAAGCAATCCGTAGTAACGATCAAGGCCCTTATCATAAGATAGCCTTACATCAATCGACTTGTTTTCTTTAGTAAAGCGACTCTTTGCTACACGACAATGAATAATATTACCAACAACCTCTGTACCATCACGATCTTTTTTCTTAGATAAGAAAATAATCTGTGAGGCCGCATACTTCAAACCTTCACCACCACCCATGTCTTTGGTCGGCACATATGCACCGATCACATTGAAGATATGATTGGTCACCAGCAGCGATACGTTAGCCCGAGCAAGCTTGAGTGATAGTGCGCGGAAAGCACCACGAATAAGCTGTGACCGAGTCATATCGCGCGTGTTCTTACCCTCTGCGATATCTTCCAATTCTTTTTCAGTTGAAAGCTGACCCAATGAGTCAAGCACCATGAGCATCTTTGGACGTTCTTTCTCAGGCACCTTGAGATAGTTATCAAGCGTTCTCATAACATGAGTGCGGAAACCCTGCACAGTGGCCTGCTCAGAAATAACAACCCGGCGCGGATCGATTCCACGAGCTACAAACATTTCCTTAGTAACCGCAGCTTCTGTGTCATAATAAAAGACACCCGCATCTGGATTATCTTTCAGGAACTGTTGCACGAGACCAAGAACAAAGAATGTCTTACCCGTTGCGCTTTCACCAGCAAATGCGGTGATCTTATTGTTAGGCACACCACCATAGATGCTGCCAGATAGTTCTGCATTTAATAGATATGAACCTGTATCCATTGCACCAGCAAATTCTGATGAATGTAAACCATCATCAGCAATGTGTGTATCAACGTCACCGATTTGTTTTACCAAATCTCTAAAGAAATCTTTGCTCATGATTTATCTCCTTGTCTAAATTCTGTCATGTAGCTATTGTCTGTGATTAGATTTCGTTTGTTTTCTACGGAATATACTGTCATGTCGATCTGATATCCTGGATTATTTTTGAGCGGCACATCAATCCATGCATCATCATGCCATATGATCCTATTGTTTGGGTATGCATAAAAATTACCATCATCAACCTTAAACATGTGAGCACATTTATGCTCAGGTGTCTCACTAAAATTTGTATCTAAGATACCTTTATTCTCCCATGACCAATCCATAGTAAACATATATTCACCGCTAATATGACTACCATCACAACGAATTAGTTGTGCGCGTAGCCCAGCCATACGAGTGCGAATATTAACATCAATATATGGGCTAAAGCAGTTCCAGTAATAGCAATCCTCAATCTTTGGAACTGGTGCATCCTTCTTCCAACAGAAGGCCATTAGTGGTCGGCGTGTCCAATTGACACCATTATCTAGAAATGCTTCAAAGAGAGGTACTCGCTTCTCCATGCTTGCGACACTATGCACATCACATAGTGTAAATTCACCATGACCCTTCTCATGATTGTACAGATATTCATTCCGCATATAACATGTGAATGTCGGAAGATTATGATTCAAGTATGCCATTAGGTGAAAAACTTCTCCAGTGTAGGTCTATCTTCATCTTGCCATCCAATCACATCAAGGATCGAGCGAAGCGGATCAAGAAATGCCTTTTCAAACTGTGTCTTATAATCTATGTATCGGTCAATCTCAAACTCTGATGGTAGAACGGATGCGATAGCCAATACATTCTCATTTAATGGATTGGGCATTTTCATATAGCAGAATTTTACCTTATCACCGTCTTTGATAAGATCATAGGTCTTATCAAGCTTGAGTTGTTTGAGACGAGTATTATATGTCTGACTAGCTCTCACATGAATCGGAATACCCTTCTCGACCATTCTATATTTTCCAAGACCCTGAATACCTCTTGGAAATGCAATATCTTCAAAGCGCATCTTATTGAATTGCTCGCGAAAAGATGCAATAAACTGATGCATTGCGCTCTCATCTTTAGTCATAATGATATTCAATGCATCTTTAATAGCCTTGCGACAAAATGCGGGAGTCGAAGATTTAACTGCTTCAATGCCCATCATCTTTAGCTTTGGTGTTTCATATCGCACACCTTCAGAATCATGAACATTCAGAATATAACGCTTCTTACCTGTCCAGATACCACGGTCTGCAATGTTCTCTCGCTTCATAGACATCTTCTGTGCGAAGGCATTCATATGCTGGTGCAGGCCTGCATATATCTTGTCAATAACTGGCTTAAATGCTTGTGATGCAATCTTGTCAAGATAGGTGACAATCTGTTCCGTTGTAGGAGTTTTGTCTTTGAATACCTTAGCAACCAAGCCATCAAGAGTGATATACAAGCTATCGGTATCAACCGCGATAACGTAGTCGACATCTTCTGTACCAAGAAGCTTATTGATGTATTCATTAATCTTAACTTCAGCCCAGCGAATAGAAAGCTGTCCACCGACTGTGATAGCTGTGGCCTGATTAAGATCATAGAAGCGGAAATATGGATTACCGATTGCACCGTAAGCTGAGTTTAGCTGAACCTTTTTTGCAAGCTGCATATTCTTGTATCGAGATACAGACTTTTCATGGTCGCGCTTTTCTTGCGGAGTCTTTGCAGATTCAACAGCCTTTTGAGCCTCGATCATCTTGCGCTTATATTCAGACCGACTCTCATACATGCGTTCCATCATCTCAGGCAGAAAGCCCTGAGACTGATTGCTGAAGTATCGACCGTTTGCAGCAAGGCTATAACCCTCACGCAGCGGCGGCTGATAATTTGGATCGAGTAGATTATCGACAGTAATATCCACACGATTTACACGATCAAGTGTCTCGGGTGAGATATTATATTGCATGATCAAATGCGGATACAGTGAATCCAAATCGAATGACAATACCCATTGATGCGCGCCGACAAGCGGTTCTTTGACATATGCACCAACATAAGCTTCATCCTTGCTGCCACCACCAGTGATAGGCACGCAGACCTTCTTCTTCCACAGATGATTGTGGATTAGAACATCCCACATCTTAACCTGAGTGAATACGTCAGTGTAATTCACCTTAGCATCATAGGCCAGAGCAAGAACCATGTCGATAAGCTTCATTTTCTCATCGAGGCGATCAACAAGTTCAACGTCTTTGATATTATAGTCGATAAACTTCTGATAGTTTTCTTTATACAAATTGTGCAATGAACCATATTCAGAATAGTCAAGCTTCTTCTCACCTAGCTCAACATTAGCAATATGATCTAGGCGATATGATTCTTGTTGTGAATATGTAAACTTCTTATACATTTCAAGGTAATCAAGAGTGGACACGCCAGCCATATCAACGGCCGTCTGCGTCTTACCCATGATGTTTGTAGTGCGCTGTGAGATGAATCCCCAAGGAGATAGTCGCTTTGCAGCC